GCCAATCGCTATCGTGCGATTTGGGAGAGTGTATGTGGGAACCGGGCTTGTGAGAACGATCGGAACCTGTTCCAGCAGCCACTGATTCGGGTTGCGGTTGCTGAAGTCGATCATGACCATATTGGCCGCGAAATTCGCGTTCGCCAGATGCTCTTGAACGGGTTCCGTTCGGCGGACGCCGATCATGCCGAAGGCCGCCGCGAATATTTCCGCCGCAGGGGGGTTGAACGCGTATGTGCCGCTTGAAGTCATTTTAGCCCCCGTGAGCGGCTTTACAGGCCCACTTTACTGCGTAAAAAGGTGTCGAGACTCGCTCGGTCGCCTGCTGAAAGAACCTGCCCCACCACTACCTGATAGACGTTGGCGGTGATGAGAAAACCGCTGCCAGCCCAGCCGCAGAGACCTGTGGCGGGTGAAGTCGCATTGGCTGTGAGCCCTGCTGTCTGCGATGCTGTCGGGCCTACAATGGCTGTCCCGTTCTTATAAAGCGTGGTCGTCGCGCCAGAGTAATCGTGGACGCCGATATATGACTGTATAGTGGTGTCTGTGGTTCCTACGGCGATAGTCGAGAAAGCGTCGCCTGTGATGCGTCGACCAGAGAATTCGTAGCCGATGCCGTTGTTTGAGTATGACAGCTCGATGAGTTCACCGCCAGCCGGGGTCTCCGCGCTCCATATCATCCCGGCGACGGAAGACTGAATGGCCGCTCCAGCGAACAGGAGTGGAGCGTTCTGGACTATGCCTGTCACGCCGCCGATAAGAACCTTTGCGCCATTGCAGGCGAGGTACGGGCGCAAGCTGCCGTCAAGCGTCAGAACAGGGCAGTTTGCCGCCGTTGGCTGCGTCATGTGGTTGCCAGCGCCCGACTTGTCGTTGATGGCGCAGACGTTCTGGCCAGCGGCCGTAACCGGTGTGGTCTTCGCCTGATCCTGGAACATGGTCGAGAAGTCGGATGGATCATACCATGAGAACGGAGCCGTCAGGCTGGCTGGCGTCCAGGCTGGCGCGGCTCCGCTCTGCTTGCCCACGCCCAACAACATGCCCTGGCCAAGAGCGGCGCCCGCCGCCACAGCCAGCAGGCACACCGCGCAGGCGATCGTCCTTCTCATCATTTATACCCCACGTTGATAGCTACGCCGACTGCGGCGCTTGTGGCGTCCGCGTCGGCAATCGCGCCGGTCAGGCAGAAACCAATGCCTGTGGTGAAGTTCAAGCCTATGAACGGGTTGATGGTGAGCCCGGAGCCCGTGGCCGACGCCGGGACAGGCAGCGTATGGACTGGCGTATCGGTGCCGCAGGTCGGTGCGGTCGCCTTATCGTACAGCTTCAGATAGTAAATCGTCGCGGTGGTGTTCACCGCCGTGATGCTGAACAGCGTCCCCGCCGTCGCCTTCACGTTGGTGCTGTTCGTCGTGGCGCCGCTGAGATAGTGCGCTGGGGTCGCCCCCGCTACAGTCCAGTCTCTGCTGTTGGTGTACAGGCTCCCATCGGCGTCGAGCTGGTGGGCTGCGGTCTGGCCGGTCGTCAGGGTCGGAGGAGTTGCGTTATAGACGCCTCCGGTCACCAAAGATTTGGCTGGAGCCGTTCCGGGAGCAATGGCGGCGTCTGCGTTGGTGGCGACAAGATTGGTCGTGCCGGGCGTCGTCTGATCGATGCCCACCTTGCCGATGATGTTAGCGGTCGCGCCCATGAGGAGCTGACCCGACGTGTCAGTCTTCAGGGTGTAGGTGTTCGTGCCGTTCCAGCCGCCAACGCGCACCGGGTTTCCAGCGGAAGCCGACGCTTCAGCGCCTACGCCTGTAGCCGTCACCGTGGGGTTTGAGCCGATGTTGACGCGGTCGGTGCCCTGCGCGGCGAGCGTGGTGACAACCGCCGTGCCCGTCACAGCAGCGGACGACGTGACGCGCCATTGGGCGTGCCCCGCGACTTCCACCGTCCAGATGCCGGTGGCGCCTGACGCGATCGTACTGCTGAACACGCTCGTGTTGTCGTTCTGGAACGGTGCCCCGCCAGCGGTGACCCAGTTGGCCCCGTCATTGGTGAGCTGCAAAATCAGCGTCCCCGTCCAAGTCCCGGAAACCTGGATGGTGCCGACGCCGCGCCCATCTGTTGACATGGTGACGGCTGACCCGGCTGTAGCCGCGCCGGGAAGATTCAGGTTCTGGGTGGTGATGCTGCCGGACGTCAGGATATTTGAGGCGTAGGCATTCAGACCGCCATCGGCGTCCATCTGCAACGGGGCCGTCTGGCCTGTCGTCAAAGTCGGCGGCGTGGAGTTGTAAATGCCGCCGATGATTTGAGTCTTCGACGGCGCGGTTCCGGGGACTGTCCCGGTCATGTCGGCGGAGTCGTTCGTCAGCCACGCGGTCGTGTTGGCGGTGTTCCCAGGCTGGACAGTCCATGTCCCGCTCTCAGTGACCGCGACTGTGTTGTTCGGGCTGATCGCCACCACGGCGGCAGGGTCAGTCGCAGCCGCCGCCGTTGACGCCGCCTTGACTGCGGCGGTGTTGCCGCCCGCCGAAATCGACATAAGCCATGGGGTCGTATTTGCAGTGTTCCCAGGCTGGACGGTCCATGTTCCCGACTCGGTCGCGGCGACGGTGTAAGTCGAGTCTGTTGAAACAGCGACACGGAGCGCGCCGGTTCCCGAAGCGCCAGTTCCCACCAGCGGCGTAACGCCGTTGATGCCGGTCAGGTTGGTGCTCGAGCCGGCTGTTGATGGGATAGTCCCGAACGCAGGGAGCCCCGCGCCGCCTGAAATATCAAGGGCCGAGGTCGAGGCGGCGGTGATGGCGGCGATATAGGTGTTCGCGCCTGGGGAGTCGGCGATGCAGATGCCAGCGGGCAGTTTAATGTCAGTCGTCGCGGCGGTGACCGTGTTCGTCCCAAACTTATAGTAGACGATGTTTGAGCCGCTGTTGCAGAGGATAACCGAGGTTCCCGCAGGCAAAGCGACGTTTGCCGTCACGGTGGTGACCGCGAGGGGAACCTGAGCCGTCGGGGCGAACGGCGTGATGGTGGCGGACGCCGAGACGACAGCGGCCGTGCAGAGCTGGCCGGTGACGTCCTGAGTGCATGTCCTGTTGCTTCCGGCCGAGTATGTGGCGGTCGCGCACGAGGACACGACTTGACACACGGCGTTGCTCTGCGCCTCGGCGTCGACTAAGCCTAGCGCGAGGAACGCGCCAGCCAGAAGGAACCGTTTAAACATGCTGCTTCTCCTAGATGCTCGGGGAAGCGTGCTGCGTTATGGACGCTTTCACGGACCCGGCGCCAGAGTTCAGTGTGAGCTGGAAGAACAAGGGGCATGCAGGGTAGGACGCCTGACTGGACACTGCAAGCGCCGTCAAAATCGGGTCTGCGATCCATACCATATTGGGGACGCCAAGATACGACTGGGTCGCTGCGACATAATCGTTCGGGTTGTCCTGACTGGAGCGCAGGGAGTAGTTGGCTATGCCGGTGACGTTCACCTGAACGAGCGCTGGCCCAAACCCGAACGGGTCAAGCTGCACCGGGCGACTGTCCGCAACGCCATTGGTCCCGATCGTGATTGTGCTGGCGGTGGCCGCCGAAGTGGTGATGCGGGTTACTGTCTTGAAAGAGACGCCGAAGTCTGCTGCGCCAATCGCTGCGCCCGCAACGCGGGCCTGGATCGGTTGCCCGCTCCAGTCGGTTCCATACGCGGTGAACGTGACGGTGGAGTCGTTGCCCGCGCTCGTAATGATGACGTGGCGTGGCAGGTCCAGCACCGCCACGCCACCAACGACAAGAGAAGCATTCAGGAGAAGGTTACCCGCTCCCGCTGGCGTCTGCGTGGCCCCGATATTTGCTGCGTTCGCCGTCGCGAGAGGTCCAACCGTAACCTGAATAACTCTGCTCATCTGTCGCCCCGTTTAAACGCCGTCAACCGTGAAGTTTGCTTAGAGTCTTCGCCAAATTCGCGCGACGGCGCACTGTTGGGTTGGACGAATGCTCAGCTTTCGTCAGCTTCTTAGCGGGGATTTGCTCGCCGAGCGGCACGCCGAGCGCCCTGTGAAGGGCGCCAGGATGCTTTATCGCCCCGGCGATCCAATTACCGCCGCCATCAGCCCGGTTAATGGCAGGACCCGCCGCCCTTATGCCTAAGACCCCTCCCGGCGGAGCTGTACGGGCTGCTGTCCGCGCCTCCGCCTGAAGCCTTGTGTTCACTGTGATGATGCCCGCCGCCATGAGTATGGTGGCTCGCAACGCCGCCATGGCCTTCATGAACTACGGGCATGCCGTCGTGGCCGTGATGCTTGCCATGGTGGCCGGGATGCGATGGGTGACCGCCGCCATGATGCACCGCGCCGCCCCGCTTCCGATCGAGCCTCGCCTTACCTGCGACACCACCGATCTTGCCGATATTGTGCTTGCCGTGCTCGGCTTCCTTGACCACAAACGGGTTGCCGTCAGCCTTTTCAGGCAGCTTGCCGCCGTCAGCCTTTTCAGGCAGCTTGCCGCCGTCAGCCTTGTGGTGCTTGCCGCGCTTCAGGCCCTTATGCCCCTTATGACCCACGTGACCGCCGTGCTTATGCTCCTCGCGGCCTTCGTGCTCGTGCTCTTTCTCGTGCTCTTTGTGGTGCCTCGCCATTGCGAAAGCCCTCCTATTAGACCGGCGTCTGGCCGAACATGCCCAAAATCATGGCCGCGTTTGATGTGACAGCCATATTGGAGACCGGCACGGTGATGAACGCGATCATACGCTTTGTCCCGTCCGCAGCGCTTGATGAAGGCGTAAAGGTGCCTCGCACGTCGCCCGTTGTCGTAGTCGCAGGGTTCGTGACGTCCGCCGCCGTGAACTGGGCCGCCACCTGCGCGGCGTTGTTCCACCACAAACTGACGTATGGGAAGCTGGTGACCTTGATCGGAAAGCCGAAAATATCGGCGGTTCCGATGCTAACCGTCTGCGAGGAGCTGCCGCTCGGGGTCACCGAGGCAATCCACTTCCACGTCTTCTTGCCGTTCACGGTGCCGGTCGCGGGGCCGGTGATGGCCTCGGTCTGCGGCTGGCCGTAAATGTCGTAGCCGACGACGGTGAACACGATGCCCGCAAGCGTAGTGCCGCCCGCAGTGATCGAGACCGCGCGCGAACCAAGAGTGGTTGGGTCCCAGATATCCGCATAGCTCGATGACCCAGCGGATAAACCCGCAGGCTTCGCGCCGATGCGGAGCGCCGTCACAGTCGCGCCCGTAGCGTAGTTCTTGAACGTATCGCCCACGGTGATGTCGCCCGCCGTGACCGAAGCCAGGGTGAGCGCAACGCCTGTCGACATAGTCTGAAGAGCCGCGATGTTCGCTGTTGCGGCGATCGCCGGGGCGAAATCCACGGCGATAATATCCGGGCTCGCCCAGCCAAGAACAGTTGGGGAGTCCGGAGTCTGCCCGGTGTAGAAGGTATACGCCGGGCGCGGGTCGAGGATGCTGATTCCGCCATAGAACATGGAGGGGCCTGCATCGGGGTTCTGATTGGCCGAGCGAGCGGCGGTCCCCGGAGGGGTCGCCTCATTCCCGTAAACAATCAGAGGACCGCTGATAGCGCTCTTAGCCATATCCAAAGTCCTCCTTAAGACGTCGGCATGCTGCCGTACAAGCAGCGTGGGTCGTTGTAGAAGAACCCGGCTCTTTGGTAACCTTTGACCAACAAATTGTCGGTCATGAAGTCGACGTGCATATCCAGCTCGAACGGAACACGATCGATATGGATAAGACCCTCAACGTCCGTCTTGATGAACCAAGCATAGGACGAAGTCAGGTAATCGAAAATCTCGAAGTCGTGCAGGCCGCCCGACAGTGTATGAATGGCGTTCGGGTCGTTGTCGGTGGTGCCCGGCCGCAACTCGGCTTTGATCAAGCGAATGCAGACGTCTTCTAGCGCGATTGGAGCACAGAGAAGGCGGCCGCGCGCGCGGATTTTCAGCCCGGCCTCGTTCACGAACCCGGCGCGAATCTGCTTTAGACCTGCGATGAGGGTGGCCTCGTTGAGGTCTACATCAACGCTCGGCCGGTTGGCCCACGAGCCGCCGACGAACGGTGAAGTTTCTGTAAGCGGATGCGCGGCGTTGAGCAACGAAACACCGTCACCACCGATGGACGCATTATATGTGCCAGCGGTGTTCAGGATATTCATTGCCTGAATCTCCCAGTAGTCCGCGAACGACTTAGCCAACCCAAGATTCATTGGGTTGAAATCGTGCTTGTACAGGTTATCGTCGATCGCCTTACGAGTGATGGCGTAGCCAAGACCCGCCTCGATTGGCTCCATGTTGTAAATCCAACGCTGTCCGGCATTGTTGTCGAACAGAGTCTGCGCGCCTTCTTCCTTCAGAGCGGCAAGCTGCAAGTAACGAGCCTGGACAGTACGTTCAATCTGCATTTTAGACTGAATCGTGCGGAACAGACGCCGCCACTGCGGCTCGATCTGCCTGTACTGACCCGTGATAGCCGCGAGACCTGGGAGTAGAAGGTCGCGTTCGGCTGCGAGATTAATAGCCATAGTTCGCGCTCCTCTTAGATACCAGTCATCTGCGCAGTGTTCGGCGTCACTACGGCAAGGTTATATGGGGTTGTGTTGTCTGCGCCCGGCGCGCCGGGTGGGGCATAGTCGGACCACAGGCCAACCACACGGAATGGAAGGGTTGGAGTCGTGGTCGGGGCGCCGAGAGTAGCGCCGGAAAGGCCAAGCGATCCGCCAAGGATATGGCCGGTGCCCAGAACGATATCCGCGTTCTTACCGATGTCAGAAAGCGCAATCGGGGTCGTTGAGCTACTGGCCTGGATGACGAAAAGCGGGGCTGGGAAGCTGTCGCACGGGATGACGTACACGGTCCCGTCCGTTGTGGAGTCGTTGCCCGGCCAGAACGTGTTCTGGGTGGTGCGGCCAAGGGCGGTCGACAGATATTTCGCGCCCCAGAACACGCCTACCAAGTAGGATGCGGGCTGACCGTTCACCCAATAATCGGTGTATCCGGTGTTCAGGCGAATAAGAGGGTCACCGCGATAGAAAGCGTGCGTATTACCCGCAGCGACTTTCCACGCCTGGAGTTGAAACGTTGGCTGCGCCGCGCCGTAAATCCCTAGCGGGCGCAATCCGAACGGGGAGTTCGTGTTGGCCATTTCTTAAATCCTGGGTTGGGTTATCCGGCTTTGCTTTCAACGTTCCCCGGCGCGGAGACGGAACAGCTTTACCTGGGTTTGCGCTTTCAACGCCGAGACGGAACTGCGCGGCATGCTTTTCTCTCGTCCTCAACGCCGAGGCGGAATGACGAGCCTGCTGAACTGTGGGGGTCAGCCTAAAACCAACAAAAGACTGGCCCCCGTTACGCACTACTAGAATTCGTTATCACCAGCAATGGTGTGCGACGGAGCCCAACTTGGGTCTGCCTGCTCACGAACTGCTCGCAAAAGCGTGTCTCTCTGCGCCTGGGGGTGGTTCACGTCGAAGTAATCATCACGCTTCGACTCGATACCCCAATTCCGTTGCCTCATGAGA